ACCACATGAATATGCCAATATTATACGTACAGCTGAGGAAGGCAGATTAAACTTGGCAAAGTCAATGTTAAGAGCTGCTTCCGAAAGAATTAAAACTAATGCTGTTGCGCTCGAGAAACCCGTAGCCAGACAACCGTTAACGCCAACTCAACCCTCGCCAATAAAAGGTTCGAGTGATGGCATTCCGTCGGTAACTGATTTCACGAAGGAATCTTGGCTTTGGAGTTAAGAGACCGAAGTCAGCACCAATAGCACATAATTGAATAGCCATTATCTCGGAAACAATACTACTCTATCCGGAGATATATAATGGTTATGCCAACAAATGTTTTAACTCAAGTAATTACTTATCAAAGAAGTAATCTTGCTTTTTTACGTACTTCCTATGCTTTTATTAGTGATGCTAATAAAAAATTCAAAAACTTCGAAAAAATGACTGGCAATTTGGGCGATACAGTTTCTTGGGATTTGCCCCCACGTTATACGACAACTGCATCTTTAGTAGCTAGCTTTCAGCCATCTACTCAAAGAATTGCAACTTTAACAGTTGATCAACCAGTCAGTGTTTCGTATGCGTTCAATGTTCAGCAATTCATTTTTAATGTAAAAGAATACATGTCTGTATTTGGTAAGGCAGCTGTTATTCGCTTAGGTAACAAAGTTGAAGCTTACATGGCTGGCTTTTGCGAAACCAAACCTTATCGTTTCTATGGTGATGGTGTAACCGCAATTAATAGCTTTGGTCAATTAGGCTCAGCTCTAGCCTATTTTAGAGACGCTGGTTATGCAGACTCTAATATTCGTGGATATCTTCCAACGACCGTAGTTCCAACTATCGTTAATACTGGCTTGAGCCAATTCGTTATTGATCGTAATGAACAAATGGCCTCTAGCTGGAAATTAGGACGATTTGGTAAATGCGAATGGAGAGAAACAAGCTTCTTACCATTACACGTTTCTGGGACTGTTGGTAATGGTGCGACTGCTGCGATCCAAACATTAACTGTAGTTAGTGTTGATGATGCAACTGGCAATGCTGTAACTCAGATTACTTGTACTTGTGATGCTTCTTTATCTGGCTCAGCTACTGCAATTCTTGCTCATGATCGTGGCGTGTTCTTAGATGGTGTCGCAGGCCAAAGCAATATCCGTTACTTAGTCGCAAATAGTGATGTTGTATCTTCAAATCCAGTGCAAATTCGCATGACCTCATCGGCTGCTGCTTCAGGAACTACCGTAGTGCTTAGCGTTGATCCAACCTTATGTTGGGTTGCTGCAAATGCAAACTGCAATTTGAGCGTTCCTATTGCTGCCGGCATGAAAATCAAGATTATGCCATCTCACAGAGTTGGAATGATCTATTCTGGCGATGCATTATTCCTAGGTATGCCACAATTACCTGAAGAAGTTCCATTCCCAACAGCGAATGAAGCTGATGCAGATACTGGTGTATCTATGCGTATGTATTACGGATCACTTTTTGGTCAAAACCAACGTGGATTTGTACACGATGCAATCTATGGTGGAACTTTGATGGGTGAATATTCAATGGCTCTCTTGTTCCCTGTTACTCAATAAGTGAACTCGATAAGCTAATTAGATAAGGGAGGGTATATGGCGCAGACAGCACGAGAGATGATAACAGAAGCTTATGTGATTTCTGGAATCGTGGCTGATCAATTGCAAACCATTAGTGGGTATCAACTCACTAGTGGTCTGCATATGCTCAATTCTCTTCTCGAACTTAAAGCTATAGATGCTAAGCATATTTCCTATTATAGGGAGTTATCAATTCCTTTAGTAATAGGTCAGGAAATTTATAATGTTCCTGGCTTGATATCAATAGAGACAGGAACTTTCAATATAGGAACTGTAAGGTTTGCTATGATTGAAGTTGGTCGAGAAGAATATTTCGGCACTCCACGTGTTGACGGCATTAAAGCCCTTCCTTATCAATATCACTTAGAAAGATTAAAGGGTGGAGCAAATATATATATACAATTTACTTCAAACCAAGCTTATACAATGAAAATCTGGGGAAAGTTTTTTCTTGCAGAGGTGACTTTAGATCAAGATTTATCTACTACCCTGGATCATTATTATAGAGAATATTTAACCTTTGATTTAGCACGCCAAATATGTGTAAGAAATGGCGTAACAATGCAACCAATGACTTTGCAATACCTTAAGTCATTAGAAGCTAAAATTACTGATGTCAGTCCTACTGATTATACAATAAGAAAGGTTTCTACTCTTAATGGGTCTTCAGGACAGACAGGGGATGTTTATTTGCAGGCTAATCTAGCGCTTGGTTGGGAGCCATAATATGGAATTACCAGCTGGGACACAACAGTTACCCTTGGGAATAGTAGGCTCTACTAAGTTTGGACGCTATCCAAAGATATCTGTTGAGCAAACTTATAATATGTTTATGAGTGATGATTGGCTGGTTCCATATGCTGGGCACAAAAGAGTTGTATTACTAGAAAATATTGCAGAAGGTCGCGATATTTATGGGAGTACTAGGCTTGATGCCCGTATTGCTGTAGTAAATAATTCGGTTTATTTGATTAACTCTCAACAAGGAAGTAATGGCTCAGCAAAGATTGGAGAGCTTGAGACATCAACAGGAGATGTATCTATAGCAGAGAATAATGGAAGCCAAATAGCTATATGCGATCAAAAAAATATATACATCTACGATTATCATGATAATACATTTAGTAAAATAAATACAGATTTCATTCCTAACCATGTTTGTTTTCAAGATGGTTATTTTATATGTGCAGTTGCTAATCAACCTATTTGGAGATTGTCCAAATTAAATCAGGGACAGTTTTGGCCTACACCATCTGAAAGTGCTGCATATCAAGGTGGTTTTACATCTAAGCCAAATTCATGCGTAGCATGCATGCCAGTTCCTGGTAAATTAGGATTGCTATTTGTTTTTGGGGATATAGTTACAGAGGCATGGAGTAATTTAGGTTTACAATTGTTTCCATATCAACGTGCTAGTGGATTTAATATAGATTATGGTTGTTTGAGTCCTTCTACTATAGCTGTTGGTGATACATTCGTAATTTGGTTGGGAATTAACGAAAAATCTGGTCCAACCATAATAGTAAGCAATGGCGGTCAAGCTGAACAAATAGCAAGTGATGGAATTAACTTTAGATTATCACAATTAAAAAATCCTTCATTAGCTTATGGTTTTTTGTTCAAACAAGACGGTCACTTGTTTTATCAATTAACTTTTCCTGATCCAGCAGACAATTTCACGCTCATATATGACTTCAACACTAAGGCTATTTTTAACCTATGTGATGAACAAGGAGAATGTCATATAGCCAAGAGAGTAACGTATTTTAATAATAGTTACTATTTCTTGGGTTTTAACGATGGTCATGTATATGAATTGAACAGTAAATATACAACATTTAATGGAATAACTATTCCTAGAAGAAGAATAACTGATACCGTCAGGCTTCCTGGGAATTCGCGTTTTATAATTAATTCACTCAGCCTTACTGCAGAACAGGGCGAGCCCTCAGATGAATTTGATCCAGCAGTGCAAACTAATCCAAAGATAGAAATAAGGGCGTCTAATGATGGTGGAGCAACTTTTGGCAATCCACTGCATTATGAGATGAATCCAGTTGCGCATAGAAAAAACAAAGTATTGTTATTCAGTCAAGGCAGTGCAAACGAAAGAACATATAGATTTGATTTTTGGGGTAATGGGAGATTTGTTGTCTCTGGTGGAATATTAAACATATATCAGTGAGGGTACTTTTATGATGGCAGCAATTGGAGGAGTGGGAGGATTAGGAAGCTTAATGAGCGGACTTGGCAATATGTTTGGTTCCAATCCAGCAGATGCTGGCATGAAGTATCTAGATCAGATTGCACCAATGCTCAAACAATATATGAACCCATATATTCAAGCTGGGCAAAGCCAATTACCAGGGCTTGAAAGTGAATATGGCCAAATGACTAACGATCCAGCAGCATTACTAAAGAAATTCGGCGCTGGATTTCAAGAAGATCCTGGTTATAGATGGAACGTAAACGAAGGGACTAGAGCTATAAATGCTTCTAACGCTGCTGGTGGAATGGGCGGTACGCCGCAAGCCGGACAACAAGCTGCAACTCTTGCTTCACATTTAGCAGATCAAAATTATCAGAATTATTTATCACAAGCATTGGGGTTGCATACTCAAGGACTTGAAGGAAAACAAGGGTTATACGATACAGGATTTAAAGGAGCCACTAGCTTGAGCGATAACTTGGCAAATGTTTTGGGGACGCAGGCAGGTATGGCTTATAGAGGTGCAGAATCTGGAAATCAAGCTATGGGCGGAATGTTTGGAAGTCTCGGACAGTTTTTAGGCGGTTTAGATAAAAACAAAGGATTTGGTAAATTTTTAAGCAATATATTTTAACTATAGGTGATCTATGCCATTTCAGCCATTTACAATGCCAGCAACTTCAGCGGAAACGATGCAACCAGGCAAACAGCTTATGGATCAGCTTATGGAGATGCAGAAGTTTAAAGAAGCTCTTGCTCAGCAACAACAGAAGACTCAGCAAGGAGCTATTGATACAAAATATTATGAAAAGAAAAGTCTAGCAGAGCTAGCAACAGAAGCTGCAAAAGCTCCTCACATGAAAGCGCAAGATACAGAATCATATGCTCATTCGGGTTTATTGAGAGAACAAGCAAAATGGTTTGGTCCTACCGCAAAATCTGATATTGATTATAGGGCAGCACAAACACAAGAGCTTCCAAAAGAAACTGAGGCTAAGTTAATTGCGGCTAAAGCTAGAGAAGGAATATCTAATTATTATAATAATCCAGGAACACAGATATCGCGCATTCTCAATAATCCAGCATTGCAATCATTAGTTGCCACAAATCCAGATGTACGAAAGAACATTGGAAACATTCTTTCCGCAGCAACTGCAAGAGCAGCTGGAAACAAAGAGGCTCCTGTATTAAATGAAAAAGATTATGCAGCATTAGGAGATACGCTTGCTAATATTTCTCTTAAAAAAGGCACAACAGCAAACATACAAAACCAAAGACACTATGCAGCTCTTCTAGATGGGATATTCGATGAAGGCGCCAAATTAATGCCTGCTGTTTCGCAATATGTTGGATTAGCCAGAAAAGGCAAAAAAGGTTTAGATGCCATGAAATCTACATTCGGAAGCACCTCTAAAGAATATAGTGATTATCTTAAATTTACTAGAGTCAATGTAAAACTTCAGGCAAATGAAATGCTGCGAGCACTTGGAAAGAATGCAACCGATCAGCAATCGAAAGAGATGGATGAAATAGCTAACCCGGATTTCTGGGATTCAAACCCACAGCAAGCTATGGATCAGTATAATTATTTAATGCATATGTACAAAGATGTGATTAATAAAAATCTAGCAAAAAGCTCTTCTCAAACAATAGGGGATTTGGCTGGGAATGGAAGTCAATCATCACAAGATCCATATTCAGCGCTATCAGATGAAGAATTAGATGCCAAAATTGCGGCATTAGAGGGGGATTAATGAATAATCAGCCAGCTGGAAATCCTCAAGAAGAATTAAGACGATTAAAGATTGAAAAATTACGTCGTTTGGAAGCCAAGAAGCAACAACCTCCTCAAGAAGAGAAGCGACAGGTTCCTACTCTCAATGAATTTGCACAACAAATGCAAAATAGAGGACCAGCTCGTGCTCAAAATCTTGGTGATTTAGGAAAATTCGGTTTAGCAGCAGGGACATCTATACTAAATACTCCATCCGAATTAATGAATTTACTTGGCATTCCTGCTCCTACTATTCCATATATGGATGAAAGTGGCCCAACAGAAAGAGGTAAATGGCTTCCTGGTATGTTACCAGCAGTTGGATTAACAAATCTAGCTGCAAGAAATCTTCCTGGAATTGCAAAGGCAGCTGCTAAAGCGGTTCCTGCAGCAGCTAAAGGAGCCAGTAGATTAGCTGATTTAGTAAGACCAGCCAAGTTTGCAAAAGAGTTGGTGGAAACAAAAATACCAGGGAAGGCGGCCCAAGTAGCTGAGCAAGGAAAGCAAGCATTCCAGAACACATTTAAAGAATTTAATGGAAGTCCTTTTGAAGGTGGAAAGTTTAAATACAAAGATCTATCTACAGATCTGCAAAAATACATTCATGAAAACGTTGGTAAGAATGAGTTTGTTGATAAAGTTTTTGAAACCCCAACAGCAGAAAATTTTCATTGGCTGAAATCTCATGTTGGAGATGTCATCAGTAAATTGAAGAGAGGCGCAGACACATTACAGAGTGTAAATGAAGGTTTCAGATATAAGAAATTATATAAAGAATTAGAGGGACTTATTTACAAAGGCTTGGGCGAGAAAGGAACTAGGGCATATAAAGAGGCGGTTCAGTTCCATAAAGAGGCTGTAAAACCATGGGAAGAAACGGCGCATGCTGTGAATCTTCCAAAGGATAAAATTAAGCCAGAAGCTGTATCAAGCAGATTAGAAAGGCAGGCTGTTAAAGGGAAGCCAGATTACCCAGAAGTAGGGAAAGAGCCATACAAATCAAGATTACCTAAAGAAGCAGCTGAAGATCTAGAGACCTTGCAAAAGAGAACGAGAAACAGAGATATAGCTAGAAATATATCGGGTATTAATCCTTTGAGCAGATTTATGAAAAGAATAGGGTATTAGGAGAAATAAAATGGCAGGCATAGATCCAAAATATATACCAATAAATACTTTGCAACAATACTTTGTAGACTTAGCTACCGGCTTCCCTTTGGCTGCTGGTATTGTTACATTCTATCAAGATAGCGCGCGCACTACATTAAAACCAGTATTTCAATTACAGGGTACCTTCCCTGATTACACTTATGTTCAGCTGGACAATCCGTTAATCTTAAGTTCTTCTGGTACTTTTGTTGATGGTGATGGTAATGATATTGCAGTTTATTTATATCCATATAATGCCGATGGAACTGTAGACAGATATTATATTACAGTAACTTCGGCTGATACAACTGCTGAATTTGTTAGAGAAGCTGTTCCTTCGCTGGAATCGGGATCTAGTGGCGATGTGGTATTAACCAATTATATTCCTAATGGACAATTCTTGCTTCATAACAACATCCCTAATAGTGGCGTAGTGTCTCAAGACATTACTGCAGTCGCTCCTGGTGGATGGACTTACGAGAGAACAAACGATTCATTAGATGTCATAACCTTTAGGGCTATTAATGGATATAGTGAGGCGCCCGCAACAAGCCCTGCTTATGTAATGAGAATTGCAACAGCTGCTACTGCTGCTACATATAAGAATCTATGTATTACTTTTACAGATGTTAATAAATTCACTACTCCAGATTCAGTTAATAAAACTTATAAGCTAGCATTTTCTGCTAAAGCTATTGGATCGAATGTTCCTTTAACTATAACCGCATATAAATATTTTGGTGCTGGAGGAGCTGCCCCTGTTTCTATTCCAATATTTTCTCCTACTATTGTTACAAGTGGATTTGCCTTTTACCAAAATTCAGTTGATTTTGGTAACAATACTGGATTGAACAACGGAGCAGGAAATTATGTGAAGATTATAATTGGATTGCCTGTATCTGGGGCAAATCAAATAGAATTAACTGACTTTGTTTTAGCTCCTGATAATCCTATTATAACAGAATTTCCAACAACAACTGATTCAGAATTTTGTTACCAGAGTTTGCCTGCGCCTATCCCCGATCCTGATGGATTCGACGAATATTGTTATCTAATGAAAACTTCTAGCGGCCTTGTTTATGATCATTCAACTATTTGCAGTATTCAGCTAAGATTTGATGATACAGTGCCAGCCGGTTGGTTACCATTTGATGATACAACCTATGTTACTACTGATTATAATGCAACTACTCATATTCCATATGCTCGTTTACAAGCTTTATTATGGCGTACTGCCACCAAGCTTCCATTATTCGGCACTGGTCAGAATTATGTAACATCACAGGTAAGTGCAGATGCTACTAAAATATTTATTGCAACAAATAAAGCTGCAACCGGAGTAAGCGCAATTACAGCTGGGACAAGCGGCTTTACTATTAATGCCTGTTGTAATGCTGCTGCTTTATATCCATTTACAGCTTATATGTCTCCTTCTGTGGCTTATGGTTATTTACATATACAGAATCATACGGCAGGTGTTTTGGCTAGCCATGCTGGGTCAAGCGGTACCCATATAGTAACAGGCACTTTTATATATGGTGATGAATACGCATCAACTGATTATGTTTATGAAATATCTTCTATTCAAGTAGTATCGATTCCAGCTGCAGGTGATTATATACAGCTTTGGTCTGATTCAAATATTAGTAATCATTATAATTTTTGGTTTAAGGTAGATGATGTCGGAACAGCGCCATCAGTAGGTGGCACTAATGTTGAAGTAGATATTCGGACTACTGCTGGAATTGCAGGGGTGTATCAGGCATTAATAGCAGCTATTAATAGTCGCGCTGCTTCTTATATTACGTTACCTGCTGCTTCTTCTATTACAGGTGGAATGTATTTTGAGGTTTACGGAGCTAACAATGATCATTATAAACCTTATTATAGAGTAAATGGTGCTGGAACTGCTCCTACAAGCAACACACCTATTGCAATTGATATTCTAAGTGGCGATACAGCAGCTCAAGTTGCAACTAAAACTTTAACTGCCTTGAACATGTATTCTTTTACTCTTCCAAAATCAGTTAATGGTCTCTTCCTTAGAGCTACGAATAAAAACTCTGGCAATGATCCTGATTCTGCGTGGCGTATTGCAGCCGAAGGTGGAATTCCTGCTAGTGGGGATGAGGTTGGTAGCACTCAATTAGATGCAGTTTTAGCTAATTTAATTAAATATAGTGATGCAACTAAAATTGAACCGCCTGTTAGTGGTCAAAATCCATACAATGATAGCACAACAACTGTTCCGCCAGAAACGCCGATTGGTAATTATATTTCAGCAAGGAATAATGGATATGCTTCTTATCCGGGATGGAAAGAAACTAGGCCTCGCAATATTTCTGTAAACTTATTAATTAAATATTAGGAGAAATTTATGTCAGTAATGAATATGGGTAAAGATGTTAAAGGGCGCGATACGTATGCATTACCTTTTTGCGAGGATAACTATTTAACAACTTTAGCTCAAGGTGTTGTGCAAACATTAACGGTACCTACCGAATATGCTTGGTATGAAGCTGTTTTTTTCTTTCAACCAGGATCAACCATATATGTTTCCAATGGTCCGAATCTTGCGCTACCTGGAGCATCATTTGCAAAGACTTACGCTCAGGGTCGCCCAACTGTAAGGCGTGTAAAAGGCGGATCGATTCTTAAATTTATCTGCGCTGATGAAGCTGCAGAGATGGGGGTGTCTTTCTATGGCATACAACACGAGTAATTTTGGATCAGTATTTGTAAATGATAATGATAAAGCGAGCGGTTTGATACCGCCACATCCGGATCATTACAATCTTGTTGAAATTAATAATGGTGTTGCGACTAATCTAGTTGACTCAGATGGGAATCAATTAGTTGAATCTGGAAGTGTTGCTATTCCTATTCCGCCACTACCAGCATAACGGAGTTTATACATGGCTGATAAAAACGTAGAACTATATTACATGCATCGTCCTGTTTTGGACTTGGCTGCATTAAAAGCTATTGACACAACAAATACAGTGGGCGGTATGTTGACTGATGTTACTCATGAAGGTCCTTTTTTATTTCATGATACATCTACAGATGCAGATGATGGAATTAATGTGATCCAGCCAACTGTTGGACCCGGAAGATTTATCCGTGCTGGCATGTATAAACTTATATTAGACGGCGATAGAAAGATTGATATTTCTAATCTAGTAACTCCTATTGCTTTGCAATATGGTGGCACTGGAGCTAATTTAACGGCAAGCAATGGTGGTATTTTTTACAGCACTGGGAGTGCGGCTGCGATATTGTCTGGGACGGCAACGGCAGGACAAGTATTGCGATCAGGCACAAGTGGAGCTCCTAGCTGGTCAACTGCTGTTTTTCCAGCTACTACGACCATTAATCAAATTCTATATTCAAATACTAATAATAATGTTACAGGTATTAACACGGCAAATAGTAGCATTCTAATAAGTAATTCTAGTGGAGTTCCTGCATTTAGTACTGCAATCCCAACGTTAACTAGCCCTGTTGTTACTCTTGATGCAACTCAATCTACTTCGGTCACAACTGGCTCGTTTATAACTGCTGGAGGGCTGGGTGTTGCTAAAGACGCTTATTTTGGTGGTCTTGGAAGTTTTGCAGGAAGATTATCCTGTACTTACATTACGCTTCCAAATGCTCCATCTGCGTCGACTGATGGTGCTAACAAAGCCTATGTAGATGGCATCGTAGGTGCTAATTATTGGAATTTACAAACTAATACTTTAGTGCCAAAAACAGACACTTGGAATATTAGTACATTAGGCCGAGTAACCATGGCTAATGGAACCGTAACTGCAGACCCAACCACAGCTACTGACATTGCTAATAAAAAATATGTAGATCAAATAGTGACTGGGTTTTGGGAGTTAATTGATACAGACCTTTACCCAATAGATCACACCTATAATATAAAGACTCTTGGTCGCATTTCTGCTACACAGGGGACCTTGCTTTCTGAGCCTACTTTGCCAACCGATATGGCTACAAAATTTTATGTAGATACCCGTTCTCCAGGTACTTCACTATGGTATTTTAATCCAGGAACTGGTTCTATATATCCTAATGAACCAGAGTGGTCGGTTACTGTTGGGGCTAGCTTAGTTGTTGGTGAATTAGAGAATAATATTACTTTTACCCCAGTATTAAGCCCATTAGGTGAAGGTTATTACGCTCAAGGTGTAATACATAATGGTCTTTATAATCCAACTGGTGATATTTATACATTCCGAGCAAATGAAGATGGTCATGCTGTTGGTAATGTAGATGTAAATTCGGCGGGTAATCTATATACTTATGCTTACAATACTGAATCTGCAATAGATGTTTCAATTTCTGCTGATCATTTATACAACGATTATATTCCACTTCCAAATACCACATTTTATATTACTTATAATTCTAGTATTAATGCTAACTTTGGAGCCGGTACATTAACTGGTATTGCTGTTGGTGGGGCTGCAATAGCGAATGAAATGTTGGATTTGGCTCATAATGATATTCGTTGGGTATCTTATGACGCCACAAATAATATTACCTTTACTCAAACGGGTGCAATAAGATTCCAAATAGTTCCAAATTATGAATATAAACCCCCCGAAGAATACGGGTATTTCTATTGTTTCTTTTCGATATTTACTGCAAGTCCACTTCGCAATGCAATTTATATAACTCATGATGCTCAAGGGGATTTACATGTCATTATGGTTGATAATGCTGGCAATTATATTATGCAGCAAAACCTTGGGGGTTGGCATCCACATTTAAGGCAACTATATGAATTTGAACTTAACATTGATTTAAATGCCGGAGTTAGTAGATTATTTATTGATGGCCATAAGTTTGGACCAGATATGATTGGAACTGGGACAAGAACGCAAGTAAATTCCTTATTTATTGGAAGTTTGGTCACGGCTCAAGATATATTAGAGTCCAATTTTTATATAAGAAATTTTGTTGCATTTAGCCAAGTAATGCATACAGCTAATTATACGCCTGGATATACATTACAAACTTCATATAAAAAACTTGAATATCAGATTTATCCAGACAGATATGTGTTTCATGCCGCAACATTGAATAGTAATGTTTTAGTTGGTGATACAATAAGCGGAATTGCTACTGCAAGTCTTTCAACGCAGGTAACTAGTCCGGACGGCATTTCTTATCCTGCATCAGCATTAATATTAAATGGTTATTATGATAATTTGACATCCTCTTATATATTTAAGACTGATTTTTTTGGTGTTGCTAGAGGATATGTAACTTTATTCTCTAATGGCAAGAAATATGAATATTCATATTCTTCGTCATCTATAGCTAATTATAATAGTGTTTTTGCTAAAGATTTATACGCTGGCTTTCAGGTTCCTGATGGGTGTACTTTTTTCTGCAGTTATGACAGCAGTATTGATGCAAATTATTATTTAAACAGTCCTGCAGGGGTTTCTTATGGCGATGCTTCTGTTGTGAATGGAAGATTGGACTTAGCTCATAATGATTATAGAAATGTATCTTATGCAGCTTATCTCAACGCTGATTTTTTAACCCAAGGTACAATCAAGTTTAGTTTGTTCCCAAATTGGACTACTACCGTAGTTCCTGAAGACCCTCAATGTTATTTCTATAGTTATGATAATAGCGAAATGACAATTCCTGGGCGTAGTGGTTTAGCATTTTATAGTGTTAAAAATGGTAGTTTTTCGGAGTTCTTTCTTGATGTATTTGATTGGGCAGGCAATAAAAAATTGCATTTGTCATTTGGTAATTGGGACGCTTCTCAGGCAAGATTTTATGATGTCGAATTAAATATCGATATGGTAAATAATGCTCATAGATTATTTATCGATGGGGAGCAGCAGGGGACTACCGAGACCGGAACCTGCACAAGAACGTCACCCGGAATTGCTTATGTAGGTAACTATGCTTATCCATTCCCAATCCCTGGATTAACTTTCTACGCATCTTACGACACATCATTAAATGCAGATTTTTCTATTGGAGATAATTTCGGTACACCACATGATGGAGCAGCAATTTCTAGTGGTTTCTTAGATTTAGCTCACGATGATAATAGATATGTTAGTTATTCAGCTATTGATAATGCGAATTTCACTCAGCTGGGAACAATCATATTTGAATTATATCCAAACTATACAGATGCTCCAGAAACTACTGATTTCAGTATATTTGGCATTTCTAAGGACTATTCTTCAGATGAAAACTATATCGAATTAAGACATCAACAAAGTGATGGCCACTTATATCTCTTTGTTTATGGTTCAGACTCAAACCCAATAATAAATTCAGCTGATTTGGGAGCATGGAACCCTACTCCTGCTACAAGATATATATTCAAATTGGAAATAGATATATACGCTGGGGCAACGAAATTATTTATAAATAACGTTCAGCAAGGTAGCACTCTTGTTGAAACGGGGACAAGAACTGATACAGCGGAAATTTTAGTAATTGGCAAGAACACAGATCTTGCTCCATATCATGCAGATGCCAAATACAAAAATTTCCATATCATGAATCAGATATTATCTGCTCCAACACCTTATCGTAATAACTTTTATTTGAAAGATTTGCAGGTTTACAACAAGGTATTGCATACGGCAGATTATGGTACTTCTGAGAGTCCACAATTACATTCTAACTTGATTACTCAATATGATACTAATACCAATACATATCTTTTTAATGCATCTATTGGGGGGTCAGTTGATGGCAATGCTCACCCATCTGGAACCGATCAATCAGACGCATTTCCGTTAAGAGCGCAATATAACATAGTTGTTGGTGATAATGGTGCTGTAAAACTTCCTCAGGCATTAGTTCCTGGGCAAACAATTGTTGTAAAAAATATGCTTACAAGCCCTGGATATTATTTTAAAATTTATCCAGTCGTTGGTGAATATATAGATAATGTATTAAATACATTCGTACTTTTAGATGTAATCGGGCAAAGCGCTACTTTTGTCTGTGCTACAACTGGGCACTGGTTTAGAATTTAACTTAATTATAGGAAAATATTATGGCTGATAAAAACGTAGAACTATATTACATGCACCGACCTGTTGCAGACTTAACAGCTTTGGCAGCTGTTGATGCTACTAACACAGTTGCAGGCACATTTTTTGTAACCGCAGATCAAGGGACATTTGAGTATGATCCTAATTCATTATTAACTCCAGATGGGCGTAATATTATTGCCCCTTCTGCTGGTGGCGGTAACTTCATTCGCACTGGTATGTTCTTATTTAAAATTACTGCTGGTGGAAAGATTGATAGCAGTATTTTAGACACTCCATTTAGTATGGCACTGGGTGGAACAGGTGCGGCATTAACTCCGAATCTTGGTGGTATTATTTATAGCACCAATACCACGATGGCAGTGCTAGCCTCGACCGATGAAACCAATAGATTACTAATGTCAGGATTGAGTGATGTTCCTTTTTGGTCTACTGCCCAATATCCTTCGACAACTGTAGCCAATCAAATACTTTATTCCACTTCTAATAATTTAGTGCAAGGAATAACTTCTGCCGCAAGTAGCATATTAATTACTGATGGTAACAGCATCCCGTCCTGGGGAAAGGCATTGCCTCAAATGACCGGAACTGTTGTAACTACTGATGCTACACAAAGTACTTCTGCAACTACCGGCTCTTTCGTAACTGCTGGTGGATTAGGTGTTGAGAAAGATGCTTATTTTGGAGCCAATCTAAATGTAACCACTCGTATTACTACTCCTGATATTACCATAAGTAACGATCCAACCAACCCAACTGACGGTGCTAATAAAGCTTATGTTGATGCCCATGGTAGTGGTTCAAACTACTGGACACTGTCTGGGGGGGTTACTTTAAATCCAGTTACCTCTACCTGGAATGTTGTTACCACTGGTCGTCTTGGAGCTGTTCAAGGTACTATTACGGGTGCTGTTGTAAACCCAACTGATATTGCAACTAAAGCATATGTAGATGGCAGCGTTGCTTCAGGTTACTGGACTAGAGTAGGAAACACTCTTTATCCAAATGATACGACTTGGAATATTTTAACAACTGGTAACATTACTGTTCATCAAGGTACTTTGTCAGTTGATCCTACTACTCCAATGCAGATCGCTACGAAGAATTATGTAGATACTCATAGTACTCCTGGAACTGGTTACTGGAATTATGCTGCTGGCGCCCTTACTCCAGATGATGCTTCCTGGGCTGTAGTCGCTGGATATTCTTATAGAATTGGAGAGAGTACAGATAATGCTGAATTAGTGCTTGTACAAAGTCCTATAACTGATGCTCCTGCTCAATCTTTATTATACAATGGCATATATGTTCCTGGGTCGAATAGTTATACGTTCAGATATAACGCAGATTCAAGCACCGTAACTGGCCATGTACTTCTTGGGTCTATGGGCGGTACGTATGATTATGCATATTTAAAAACTAGCGCAACTGCAGACCAAACGATTACGGCAACCAACCTATATACATTGCCACTATTTGTTGAAAATAATTCTCCAACATTTTTTGCTTATTTAGATTCTAGCGCAGATGCTGATTATTCTATTGGTACTGCCACAGGAACTCTTAGAAATAGTGCAACCATTGCAAATGGTCGTGCTGATTTGACTGGTTCTGCCAAGAAATGCATACAATGGAGCGCTACTGGAAATGCTAACTTTACTCAAAAAGGTACGATAAGTTTTGTTTACATTCCAAACTATGAAGGAACTCCATCTAATTATATGTCTATGGTTTGTCTCCGTGTTGCAGATACATCACTTGTGAATATGATTGAGCTATCTCATAATATAGATGGAAAATTATATTTGAGTGTTTACAGTAGTACTGGAACTGGCATTCTTACTGCTGAAGACTTTGGTGCATGGTCTCCTAGATTGTTGCTGCCTTATAATATTGAAGTTGATATTGACATTACCACGGGGGCAACAAGATTGTTCCTTAATGGTTTGCAGAAAGGCGCTACAAAAACGCAAACTGGAACAAGAACTAATACATGCGCTGAATTGTTAATTGGTATGAGTTATTATGAAAGCACATATCCAGTAACGTCAGACTTTTACATGATGAATTTAGCTATTGATAATGAAGTGCTTCATACTACTAACTTTAGCCCAGCCAATGATTACTATAGAACAAATCTAAAATCGCAATATGATGTAGTTTCGGATAGTTATACATACTATTCTAAAACAAATTCATACAATGCATGTTTTGGTAATCCAAATTCCGTTGGAACTTATAGTTCTTGTATAAGTGAATTATCAAGAGAATCAGATGCTTTGTTCCCAGTTGTAGCCTATGGCATGGGGACACAAACAGTTCCAGTATGGGTATTTAATGGAGTTTACAATCCAGCTCATGATGCCTTTACTTTTAGAAGCGATGGAACTACTGCTAGCGGACTTGTCCTAACAAGAAACACTGGCGTAGATAAACCAAATGTTTTGACTGCGTACGTTGTTAGTCAAGCTTCTGCAACAGATTATAGTACAACTCCATTTGGTTTATTAAGTCTAGATTCATTCTCCATTAGAAATGATGGAATAATGACTATTAAAAATATAGCCACATCTATTTCAGATAATATTGTTGCTGGGGATGGTCCTTTACAGACTGATGCTCATCTATTAGATGAGTTCTCAACTATACATGTTATTACTACAGCAGCTCATACTAATGATTCCGTGATGCTTCCTCAATATCTTAATGGGACAACCCCAATAGGAGCCAAAGGACGCATGATTAGAATCTATAACTATTCAGGATTAGATCTTTTTGTTTGGTCTAATTTTGGTGAAAAATTAATGGGAGCTGCAGATACAGCAATACAGTTGACTTCTACTTCTCATGTAGATTTATTCCTTCGCGATACTAGTGGAGCTAATGCAGGATGGTATATATAGGCAAATAATATAATGAAATTTCCTAATTTTATAGATGAGAAATTCACTGACGCCAATGGTTATTTAACTGACACTTGGCGTCAGATTCTTATGGAGACATATCAAGTCCTTCAAACTAATTTTAAAGAAGAAGGGGTTTTTATATCTCAAAAAGATGCAAAAACTATAGAGCTCCTTAATACGGCTCAATCTGGAGGATCATTATTATACGATAGTACCAATAATGATCTTATGGTTAATTTTTTGCATGGGACAGATTGGGAATATCATAAATTATTAACTGACGCTGGTTTGAGTGCTTCCTTCCCACTAGTTTATGATCCGGAAACTGGCAACTTTTCTCTTCCTGCTGCAGATGCGATAACAGATGGTTATTTAAAAGCAACTGATTGGTCAATATTTAACAATAAGGAGCCAGCTATTATTGCTGGTACTGCATTGCAATATTGGCGTGGAGATAAAACCTGGCAAACTCTAGACACAAGTGTAGTTCCTGAAAATACGAATCTATACTATACTGATACGCGTTCTAGGGCTGCCATTAGTTCTTCAGCAACTGGGTTAACTTATACAAATACTACTGGCGTTTTTTCTTTGACTACTGGGTATGTAATTCCGACTACCACTCAAGAGTCTAATTGGAACGATGCATATAGCAAAGAAGTAAGTACATGGCCTACGTTTTTAACATATACCACTGGGGTATTGTCTCTCACTACTGGCTATTATATTCCATCAACTACTGATCAAAGTAATTGGAATTTAGCATATAGCGAAAGTGTAGCTGGATGGCCTACATTTTTAACCTTTAATCCTATCAATCATATATTAAGTTTAACTCCTGGATATTATGTTCCGGCAAAAATTGAAGGCGGTGTAATTAATAATCAAACGATTAATCCGGCTCCACCAAGTACAGAGTTAAATAATTGTTTTGGCATTAGTGCGGTTACTACTCCGTTTTCGTTGTCAGCACTTATTATGCCCGTAACCTATCCTTCTTTTATTTATAATGTTGCAGTAAGAGATAGTGTAGGAGTATGGAGCACTGGGCTTGGTCCACATCCTTATTTGGTCCAATCTCAGCATCCAGGAACTACTACCATTATGTATGACCATAATGGTTCAATGGACGTAGTTTCATATGGGTATTATTGTAATTGGTATATTATTTACACTCCTACTTCATTTTATTTTATTCCTGGTAGAAATCAATTTAGCACTATTGCGGCTGCTCAAGCAGAAAACCCATCTAATTTTGATATGGCAGGCTTTCCTTCTGCTCAATTTTATTGGGGATATCAATTAACTTATTTTTGTTCAAGTTCATATACTGTAGATGGGGAATGCTGTTTGATTGCATCTCCAGTCATAACTCAGGCTTATATCCCAACAATAGTGGATCAAGCTAATTGGGATTTGGCTTTTACTGAATCAGTTTCTAATTGGCCAACACATTTAACTTTTTCTGCTCATAATGTTAGCTTGACTACTGGTTATTATGTCCCATCAACTACAGATCAAACCAATTGGAACGATGCCAATAGTAAAAAAGTCACAACTTGGTCAGCTCCATTGCAATATAGTTCTGGGACAGCATCTATTACACAATCCTCGGGATCTACTAATGGCTATCTGAGTTCGACTGATTGGACAACGTTCAATAATAAAGAGCCAGCGATTTCAACTGGAACTAGCTTACAGTATTGGCGCGGTGATAAGTCCTGGCAAACCTTAGATACTAAAGCCGTTCCTGAGAACACAAATTTGTATTATACAGATGCTCGTGCTAGAGCTGCTATTAGCTCATCTGCTACAGGCTTAACATATACTTCTGCTACGGGAGTATTTAGCTTAACCACTGGATATGTGATACCGACTACAACTGAAGAGACCAATTGGAACACTGCCTATTCAAGCAGAATAGCTACTTTTACAACCACAGGTTCTAGTGGATCAGCTACATTTGCTAGCAACACTTTAAACATTCCTACATATACTCTTGCAGGGTTGGGTGGGCAGCCATTAAGCACAAACTTAACAAGCTTGGCAGGTCTTACTTATGCTTCGACCTCTTTTGTTAAGATGACAGCAGCAGGAACATTTGGCTTAGATACCGGAACTTATCAAGCTTCGTTAACTGGCTCTATTTCTGGAACAACAAACCAAGTCAATGTTAGTGCTAATAGTAATTCTGTTGCATCAAATATAACTATTTCAGCTCCTCAGAATATAGACAGTACTGCAAATCCTACCTTTAAAGATACTTACTTAACTGATTTGACTGGTAGCAATGTAATATTGACTACGCATGTTACCGATGCATTGAAGAATATAGATTATATCTATACAGCTACGCATGAGCCTACTGGCTTTACGAATTTACAAACTGATGCAACGGGCTCTTTTGTTAATGGGACGAGAACTTTTACCATTACCCCTACAGGTTCAACTTTTGAGATTTTCTATGATGGTAAAAAATATTCTAAGACTGCGCAAAGTATCGTCATAGCAAATACCGAAGGTAACCATTTTATTTATTATGATAATACTGGAACATTACAAGAATTAGTAAATCCTACTTCAGCACAAATATATGTGTTAGTTAGGGACTGGGTATTGGTTAGATATATCTATTGGGATGCTACGAATGCGGCAGCTATTCTTAGTGGAGTAGAGCAGCATGGTATTCAAATGGATGGCCAGACTCATGTTTATGAGCATTTGTATAAGCGTACTCAATGGTTGTCTGGTCTTGCTCCAAATACTATTAGTGCAGATGGAAGTGGAAATGTAAACGCTTCAGCTCAATTTGGTATGGACGCAGGCATTGTACAAGATGAAGACTTGCAACATTCTATATCTTCAATCGCAGCGGCTACAGGTCTTCCCATATATTGGAATAGTGGTTCTGGAAGAAATTTAAGAAGAACCGTTAACGCTGGATATTCAGTTCTAACAACAGGAAGCGGTAGGTTGGCTTATAATGATATAAATGCGGGTGGAGCAGGTGTATGGGGACAGACAGAGGTTGGCAATCTTGATTATGTCTTATACCACATTTTTGCTACAAATGACCCAGTTAATACTTGTATTTCTGTAATGGGCCAGGCTAATTATGCGACATTAGCATTAGCAAGAGCAGGAGCAGTTGTTGAAATTAATACTTTAATTGGACAACTACCCCTCCCAGAATTTAAAGCTCTGGCTACATTTATTTTTGAAACATCAAGCTCGTATGGCAATGCTGTTAAAGCAAGAATAAGAACAACCGATACAGGTGCTAATTTTATTGATTGGAGGGCTACGCAAACAACTCCTGGTTTAGATATTACTACAACATTGCCTAGTGCTTTACCAAGTGGACAAGTGTTTGTTGGCAATGCTTCTAATATAGCTACTGCTGTGACTTTAAGCGGTGATGTAACAAACGATAACACGGGCGTTACTACCATAGGTGCAAAAAAAGTAACATATGCAAAGATTCAAGATATAACAGCTACAAATAGATTGCTAGGTAGAAGTAGCGCTGGAGCAGGATCAACTGAAGAAATATCAACTATTCCTAGTACTATTTTAGGTAATAGTTCTCTGTATATTGGTACCACACAAGTAGCTTTAAATGCAGGCTCTGGCTCTATTACATCCTTGTCAGTAAATCTCACTGGGAATGTTACGGGTAATGTATCTGGGTCTTCTGGTACTTGTACCGGTAATGCTGGTTCAGCTACTTATGCCTCTAATGTAACTGTAACTAATGATACAACTAATGCATCGAGTGTTTACCCAGCATGGCATACGGCTAATACTGGAAACATTGCGACTTATGTGAGTAGTACTAAATTATCTTTTGTCCCTAATACTGGTATATTAACAGCCACTGGATTTTCAGGCCCATTGTCTGGCAATGTAACCGGCAATGTAACTGGTAATGTGAGTGGTAGTTCTGGTTCTTGTACTGGAAACGCAGCTACAGTAACGGGATTATCTGTTACGACTGGCAAAACATTATCGGTATCTAATTCTATTACTTTGGCTGGAACTGATAGCACTACAATGACGTTCCCAACCACTAGCAAAACCATTATGGCTAGTGATTATAGCAATGCTGGTACTGCTCCAACATGGAATCAAGATACAACTGGTACTGCAGCAAAGGCTACAAACATAGCGGGAGGCGGTGCAAATCAGGTCCCTTATCAAACAGGGGCAAATACAACTTCATTTATCAGTAGTGTTAACAATGCGATATTAGTCACAAATGGGAGTGGTGTTCCTAGTTTCTCAACCTCTCTCCCAGTAGTAGGGCAAGACAATTTAAATCTGCCAACTACTACAGCAACAGTTGGGCAAGTTAAAGTAAATAACGTAAAGATAATGCATTTCCCTGCAAATGGCTTTGGAACTAAAAACTATTTCTTTGGTGCTACTGCAGGAAATACAACTTTAACTGGAGCTTCTAATTGGGGTTTTGGAGATGGAGCATTAAGAAGTTTAACTTCAGGAGAGGGAAATATAGGATTTGCATCGGCTGACGCAGGATCAGCGGTTACTACTGGTAATAATAATTTATTTTTAGGATGTGCAGGCGGCTTACTTAGCACTGGTAGTTATAATCTTTATGTGGGTGTTGGATCTGGGAATAATCATACGGGGGCCGAGGCATCAAATGTTTATATTAGTAATGTTGGAGTTGCCAGCGAAAGCAATGTAATGCGTATTGGCACAGCTGGAACTGGGAATTATCAACAGAGTGATTGCCACATAGCTCCTGTAGTTCATGTAACAGCACCAGTATATACACAAGAAACCTATAATGTTAGCAATAGAAAATTTACGTGGGAGGCTTTTAAATCATTCTCAGGTGTTAGTTCATTTTTTACGATGTACGAAATAACTCCCTCGACTGTAACGAATTTATATGTCTCTGGATATATTGAGGCTAGAGTCAGCGCTTATACTACAACAGCAATAAGTGATTCCGGCGTTCTTGTAGCGCGTTGGGCTTTTAAATATGCAAATGGCGCTCCTACTGCTGTAAAACTAGATGAGACAAGGGAAGACAATGCACCGCAGCTTACGGTATCGGCACATACTAATGCCGTAGCAATAGCTGTATCGTCTAAAAATGGAACGAGTACATGCGTGGGATCAATATCAATAATTGTTTTTATCCCAAATGATAATGGCAATGGTGTAGCAACATTTACAATTGCTTAAGGCGAATTATGGCGACATATATAGTAGATAATCTACAAGCAACATCAACAACCGATTCATCTTCATCAGTAACGGGATCTGCAACTACAGCTGGGGGGCTTGGAGTTGCCAAAAAACTCTATGTAGGAACAGACTCTCACGTGGCTGGGGTTACATATGCAGACAGCAAAACTGATGCATCATCTTCAATCACGGGGGCGGTGATTAATGCCGGTGGGTTAGGCGTGGCAAAGAAACTTTATGTGGGGACAGATTCGCATACAGCAGGTGTGACATATGCTGATAGTACGACTGAAGCTACAACTGGTGGGGCTGGTTCTTTAGTTTCAGCAGGTGGTATTTATGCCGCGAAAGCCATTATTAATGGATCAACAACTGATTCTAGTTCTACTACGACAGGAGCGGTTGTCAGTGCCGGTGGAGCAGCGTTTGCTAAAACAGTTTACGTAGGAACAGGGGTTGTATTGCCTACTTCTGGAGCTTCGGGCTCAGACACTACTTTGCTAGATTATTATGAAGAATATACATTAACAACAAACATGGCTGGCCCATGTACAATTAACAGCGTTGGTTTCAAGATTATTAGAGTTGGGAAAGTTGTGACAATGACAATGATAGCAGCTAATATTTCAGGTACATCTACTGCATCAACGACTTTTGCAAATGCTACAGCTATTCCAACTCGTTTTCGTCCTTCCAATCAATGTTACGATATTATGTACACTGCTTCTCCTACTTATAATCCAGGATGGGGCGTTGTATATATCGGAACGAATGGTGTTTTAACTATATATAATAGCATGAATAATCCTTTCCCTAATAGTGGAACAGTTGCACTTTTTAATCGCACCTGGACATGGAACCTTACATAATAAAATATAGGAGTATTTATGGAAATGTATAAGCAACAAACTAGATTTGCAAAAGATATGGCTAATCTTCTACAGCACATACTTTCAGCAGGGTTCTATGTTACTCTGGGAGAGGCGTGGAGAAGCCCAGAGCAAGCAGAAATATATGCCAAACAAGGAAAGGGGATTAGGAACAGTCTGCATTGTCAACGCATGGCTATTGATCTAAATTTATTTACTCCTGAAGGAGAATTTATTACTGATAACAGTCGTTATGAGCAGTTTGGGAAATACTGGGAATCTTTAGACCCTCAGAATCAATGGGGGGGATATTTTACCAAACGTGGTGGACATATAAATGATGCTCCACATTTCGAGAGGAAACCACTATGAGTTTCTCAATTACAGATTTATTTGGTGGTGGCGTAATACAAAAGGGATTAGATATTATTGATAAGTTCATTCCTGATGCTGCTGCCAAAGAAAAGGCTAAGCTAGACTATCAAATTGCAATGAATAGCTTTCAATTGGAAGAGGATAAGATAAGCGCGCAACTTGCTCAAGGACAGATAGATACAAATAAGATTGAAGCAGCTAGCGAGAGTATATTTAAAAGTGGCTGGCGTCCTTTTATGGGGTGGTCTTGTGGTGCTGGGTTTGTATATATGTTAGTTGCGCGTCCCTTGCTTATGGGGTTCCTTTCAAAGTATAATTTCATCTTTCCAGAGCTAGATGCAGGGACATTAACCGCGCTGACTTCTGGAATGTTAGGTCTTGGTGTCTTTAGGACTTATGAAAAGACTAATGCGCCATGTAAGACCGTAAATGGAGATGGTAAATAACATGGAGTGGCAAACAATGTACAACATCTGGATTAAGCTAGGAAGCCCAAGCTATATAAGTGTATTTACATTACTTGGGCTCATAATCAAGCTTGTTAATGATATATATAATAAAAGCAAGCTTTATAAAATTGAAGATGAAATCCTAGTTATATATTTAAAAATACAAGAATTAGAAATGAAAATTAAGTAATGGTTGGTGCTGATGGTTTAACGATATTCTCATCAGTCATGCCCTCCGATCTGTTAAATAATTGCAAGAGTTCTCGAATATTGAATTTCTTAGCATCAATTTTCTTGGCCCTTGCTTCAATTGCTTTAATATCATTTGCATGTACTAAATCAGATTGGCCTTCTACTTCTCCCTTAAGATTTGTTTTAAAAAATCCTAAAGGAGTATTCATGTATATATCTTTCATATTTTTAACTCTGGTATTGTTACTGGAGATCCTTTTGCAGCTGCCGTTTCCGGAGTAGATTGCGGCGCTTTGATTCCTCGAGTAACCGCCTGTGGAGTTTTTTCAATCAAGAGATCATGTGCAACAAATAGAAGAAATTTGTTAAGAGCCAGATAATTTTTTTCGTAATAACAATATTTCAGGTATTTATCTGATCTATCAGCTGCGCTAATAGCTCTACTAATTTCATCCATTTTATATTCAGAATGCTCAGCAAAGAATGAAACTTGTTGTCTATAAGCGATGAGCATTGTTTTATCATCTGCATAAGACAAAGTATTAGCGGTCCCATTATCGATGCGTTTCTGAATAGCTTTGTTGATTGCATACATTTCTGTATTTCTGTCATTCATACATTACCTTTAATTGTTTGTGTTATATTTATTAATCAAAGCTAGCGTAACCAATTCTAGGAGCAGGGGATGGAGCCGGTTCCGGAGGCTTGACTGGAGATCTGCAAACTTGTGGATCTGCAGCAGTTTTGCTTTCCCTCTTTTCCTCTTTGCTTTCCTTCTTCTCTTCCTTCTCTTCCTTCTTTTCGACTTTCTTTGGAGGACTATCAGGATCGCTGGTCAAGATTGCCATGTAAGTTTCATTGGTAAACGAAATAACAGGTCTTGGAGTATTATTTGTTAATGAAGCTAAGAGCTCTTTTAGAGAATCTAATTCAGCTTCTAGGTTTGTTATTCTTGCTTGTATAGCTATAAGACATCTTTCATTTGGTCTGGTAAACATAGTATTTTCCTCATTTAGTTATGGATTAACAGCTTTATCTTTATTTAAAGTTAAATTAATATCTCCCACTGCATTTTGGATTTGTACTAAATCTTTAATTGCAGCTACTAGATGACTTCTATATATTTTAATACAATCTAATGATTCCGAGTAACTTAATGTACAGATGTTAAACTTCCCCCAATTTATGTGTTTCTTATTGAGGTCTTTTATTAAAAACTCCAGCTTATTACTTATAGATTCCTTGCTAGATAGAGGTTCTCTATAAGCATTAAAATCTATAGAGCAATTATTCAGCCTTTCATGAAACTTTATATATCTAGAAAGAGCGAGGTATAAGTGTGAGGTTGCATCACCAGCATGCATCATAGTTTCCAACAGATTATTATTATTAAATTCACTTAGTGCATTCTTTAAATTACATCTCGCTACATATATTATAGTCTCTTTTGGAAGGTCTTTAATTCTTAATTCGCTGTGTGTAAGGTCTCTAAAATTACATACATATGGATGTTTAAAACTAGGTATTGGCAATCTACAATTTAGAGTATGGAAAAAACGAGTTCCATACTGCAATATTCTAGTGTTCATGTTCCTCCTATTTTTTTGTTACACAATGCTCACAATATGTTCTATATTTGTGTGCTTTTATAAAAGCTTTTAATGTAGAACCTTGGTAAAAATTAGCATACGAAGAATCTATATCTGCTTCTTTATCTTCATCCATAATTAGCCTGTCCACTATTCTATGGCAATTAGGACATGCATAGTATATTCCTGTTATTTTTTCCATTTTTTTTCACATAAATGTTGTATGTAAAATCCACCAATTATTGCTACTGCGATTCCACTTAAGAAAAATATTGTATTTGTCATTTTATTTCCTCGAGCTTAAAACCAGCATTGGTATAGATTTTATCTAGAAAATCGTATAAACAAGATGAGCAGAAATATTGCTTATCATCAGGATGCCCTACCCATGATGATAAGTGTTCATCAATGTCTTGAGGGGGAACGCGGTCATTATTTTGACCATACATTTTACCGCATTTATTACATTTATATTGTTTCATTGCATTGTCTCCGATTTTGAAGCCTTTTTCATGGTTATGTTAAAATTATCTATATCATTAAATTCGCTCATTGTGGTATATCCTCCATTTGTTTAATAAACTCTAACTGCTCTTCATTAAAATCTGAGGTTGGTGGACTTGCTTGAAACCCAACATCTTTCTCAAAAAGATATCTTTCTATTGCCTCAATAATATTGGGAAACTTTTCTTTTTCTCTGCACCATTCAACTGTTTTTTGTAAATCTTTATCATCTAGTTCACAAATTTTACGACCTTTGTTTCTACCAATAGGCATTATAAAATCACCTGATGATGTAGATTCTGTTTGTTCGTTTTTTTCAGTTTGTTTAATTTTTGGTTGCTGATGTTGAATAGCTTCTCCTTTGGTTTCAATTACCTCTCCAGTTTTAACATCTATTTTCTGATATGGCCCAACAGTTTCAATTTCCGATTCATCTAGCATACCTAAACCACAGATAGAAAGTGTAGCTCGTCTTTTGGCCTTGGTTTCTGCTTTCATAATTGCATTAGCTAAGTTATCGCCATATAAACCCTTAATTGAAACGACTCCTGTAGAAGCATCATATCTTCCAGCTTTATCCTGAACTTTAGCTGTAACGATGTATAAATCGTTCTGAAAGACTTTCTCTAATTCCATGACGCTAACGCCATGTATCTTGCGAAGTTGCTCTGTAGCATCTTTAGCGGCGTATAAAACTATCTTCCCATTAAACTTAAGAAGGTGAAATGGTTGGGTCAATGGATTTAGCCCTAATGATTCACAGAACTTATGATAATATTGTACTTGTTGAGTTGGTGTTAAACCTGAAAGATCATTTTTAAGAATGATTTTAGAAATTATATCAATTTCATCTTGTGCTTGATTTGCGCTATCAGCTGCGGTAAGATTAGTTTTCATGTTTTTCCTTTTATAGGTTGTAAACAAAGAGCTCTTTACGGGGCTCTTTTTGTTTATTACTTAGAAGCGTTAGCTTCAGCTTCTGCCTTAGCTTTTTCATTAGCTTCATTTAACAACTTAGCAAACTCATTACGCAATCCCATAGCTTGCTCATATTTAGCAATGATATTACCAGTAGTATATTCCATGCCAATTAAATTTAAAGCTGCTGCTAATAAATTTGCATCTACTTCGATCTTCATTTTTAATGTCTCCAATTGATTGTTGAAATAAAGGTTTTATACAAAACCAAATATAGTTTATATGACAAATAGGCATAAGTCAAGAAATTTGACAAAATGACAAATAGGCATATAATATGAGATATGTTCATCAAGCATTTAATACACAGATCTGACAAATCAATTATACGACAATTAAGAGAGCTAACACAGATTTCTCAATATGAATTGGCGCATTTATTTTCTGTCGGACAGAGCTTTATTTCCAGATTAGAATCGAGGAAAAGGAAGCTATCAGTTGAGCAAGCATATGTACTTATTAGCTTCGCTGAACGAAAGAATATTTTAATAGATATTGAAGATTTAGCAAAGGATTATCTTATAGTTTATCGTAAAGAAAAAGATTAATTTTTAATGTTGACATGAGCATTCCTTGGTATGATAATTAAATCGCGAATTTAGTTTAATTAAAATACAATGTGCTTAGAGAGGTGTTATAAGGTGTTTTCAAATCCTGTCTCCTGTGATAGGTCTAGATTCGCACTCTATATTACCTGTAGCACCTCTCTAAGCACATAACTACAAGGAGTGCTTATGTCCATGCCGCGGTTAAGTTATACCCAGATTCCAAATCTATTTTTAGATAAATATCTTCCCCTTTTATCCCCTAAGGCTGTAAAAGTCTTCTTAATCATTTGTCGTAAAACTATCGGTTGGCATAAAGAAACTGACCGAATTACAAAAACAAAATTGCTAGAATTGACAGGAATAAAATGCAACAAAGCATTGGATCGAGCGATTAAAGAACTGCAAGGAAACAATCTTATTGAAGTTGAAAAGACTGGAGAGCGTAGAACAGCAGCCTTTTATTATGAAATAAAATTCGAATCTCAGGAAGTCTTATTAGGTTTAAAACCTGATAAGGTGGATAATTTATTAGGTTCTGCACCTGATAAAGACGAAGTTTTATTAGGTTTAAAACCTGACACAAAAGAAATACAAGATTTAAATAAAAAAGATATAAATAAACCCCCTATATGTCCCCCTTTGGGGGACGTGTGTGATTCCGCCTTCACTTTAATCAAATCGATTTATCCGAAACGAAGTGGAGGTTTGAATTGGGCTGGTGCTTTAAAACAATTCAAGGCTAGAATTAAGCAAGGCGTTCAGGCCAATGATATGGTTGAGGGTGCTAAACGATATGCGAAACATTGTGAAGCTACCGGCAAGATTGGTACTGAGTATGTGTTGATGCCCCAGACATTCTTGGGGAAGGATTTGCGTTTTAATGAAGCATGGGAGATACCTGATGGACGAGCAAAAAACACCAATAATGGCAAAAGAGAATTTGAACCACGAAGAACAAGAAGTCAGATCGCTTCAGACCTCATCTGGGACTCGTGCAAAGGAACTATCGACGAAGTTTTCGGATAAACATCTTGATTTGTTTTTTCTGAGAATGCAGGCGATTTATCCTCATTGGCTGAGTTCATTCAAAGATTCTAAGCAAGTTGCTTTGTCAAAACAGAGTTGGCGTAGGGTATTGGCTAATCTCGGGATGGATGAAATTAGAGCTGGATTAGATGCTTGTTTGTTTTTCGAAGATTTTCCACCATCTCCAGCAAGATTTATTAAATTAGCGCTTAACCTTGTGGATTACGATCAGGCAAATGACAAACATCCACTCAAGGATCGAGCAAAAGTAAAAGATCGATGGATATTGGGTCATTCAACGGCAAAGGAAGTAGAGAAAATTGAAAGAAACAATTATCTTTCCCTGATCAATCAAGTTATTGAAGAACGGTTCGAGATAGAAGAAAAGGAGGAGGAAAATGAACAATTCTTACTTGAAGAAAAGTGAAAAAGAAACGGAAGAATGGTTTGCTATGCTCAAAAGGAGATATCCAGAATATTATGCCAAATGCAAAGCTGAAGTTGAATGTTATAGATCCGATCCTGAATGTTATGTATTAAATGCGAAAGAACGGATTGAAACAATGTTGAAAAACAACTTGACGAAAAATAAGTACAAATATGAAAAACATAAGCAATAAATGCGAAAGTAACTACCCAGAAAGCTCAAAATATCTTATCTGGTTATTACGAAAATATGGTAAAATCATGGCAAAACAATTTTATGAATCATATCTTCGGTTCGGACTAAAGGATAAGGATTATGATCACAAGACCTGAATTATCAGTGCAAATATTTGCTCCATATCCGCCTAGCCTAAATACCCTCTACCCAACCGTGGGTAATAGGCGAATACTATCCAAAGCAGCTACCAGATATAAAAACGATCTAGGATGGCAATTCCGCCGTCGTTATGCTGGCTTCCAAATTGTTAAAGATCAAGATTTGTTCTGTATCATAGAGCTTATCCCAAAAGATAATAGGCGCCGCGATATAGACAATGTTGCAAAAATAATACTAGATTCATTTACCGGATTGATCTACGAAGACGATAGCCAAATAAAAAAACTTATGATCATTAAAAGCCTGCCAGATGAAACACCTGGCGCAATTATACATTTTGGACAAATTGATAATTTTGAGGAATATGCCAAAAACCCATCTAAAGCCTCAAGGTTTGATTTTTAATGTCAACCCGTAGGTTCAGATGGTTTTAAGGAGATCTCGTCTCCTAGGCCCATAGGATTGGTTTTAAATGCCTTTACTTCACTATACTTTACCTTACGTAACCTGGCACAACATAACTTCACCTTCATTAAATAAATTTATTTTTGCATAAAATATTCTGGAAATTGAAAAGTTTAAGCGTATATTAAGAAGCGTGGCGAGGAGTGCCGATTGTATGAGGCCAGGAAGCCAGGTTTGGCACAAGGACTCGCCACGCTTCTATTCGTTAGAGTTCTACTGCTGGGTCTTTTGCAAACTTTTTCCAAACTAGCTTGTAAGATCTGTAAGATTTATGTTCGAACCCCTTAAATAATAACTTAATTTTCTCTCTAAATGTGCATGGAGAAAGTTTATTAAATTGAAAAAATAAAGCTGTTGCATCAATAGCCACATGCTCAAGCATTGTTTGCACAAATAGTTCAGGACTGATATCTTTATTTTGCCAATTATTTAAATATTTATGTGAAATTTTCTTTAAATCTTTTCTTATTTCTTTTACTGTATCTTTTCTAGCTTTATTAAGCTCTAAGGCTTTTTTAAGCTTTGTATCTTTTATCATATTGCCTCACTTTACTTTACTTCACATTGCGCTGCTTTACCCAACATTACTTGATCTTATTTTTTAATTAGATCTATACTTTACTTAACAAAACGATACTTTACTCCACAATGCGTTACCAAACTGCATTACCAAAATCTTATTTTTTAATTAGATCTTTGATTCTAGGTACAACACCATCTACTAAAAAGCTTTTAACTTTGAACTTGCCAAAGGTGCCTTTGCATCTTGGTGAAAAGGCTCCCAAGCCAATACTAGTGCCGCCAAACTTTAAACATTCATATATCTGCTCAGCACTAAGAATCTTATCATCCATTTCAAGCGTAAAAGTCAACTCCCATTCTTTGAACATTGGACGATGGGTCATGACTCTAGCCTTAATCGCATTGTTTACAGCGCTAGTTGAAAAAATCTCATAGTGATCTTGATTTAATAGCAACTCTAGCTCAACAATATTGCCAGCAGCGGGAATTCTTGAGGATTTGGAATTAGTTATTTTACTCTTGCCATCTTTAACAAATTTACCGCCGTTAATGATGGTCTGAAAGATATTATTACCTGGAATTATAAGATTACCATCTTTATCACGATAAGCAGCTTCTTCTGCTATCTCTTCTGGCGTGATATTTTTGCTCTTTGTAACATTTTGATTTAATGCGCTTGGATTGAACTTATGCATTAGAAGAGGGGTTACACCCTCTATGGTTGCTACTATCCTCATTTTATCCTCTGTTTGGTTAATAAACTTTACTTTACTTCACATGACGTTACTCAGCCTTGCATCACGCGACTTCACTGCATTTTATAATTTTGATACTAAAGCTACTGGTTTAACCTCTGGTTTTAATTCTTCTGCTGGTTTTTGCAAATGGTTGCAAAACATTATGATAGCTTTTGCATATTGCCTCTCAGCATTTGGAGTACTGCCATTAGGGTTGTAACTGCCTATTGGAGTAGCTAAAGGCTCGCCCTTATCGCCATTGTGTAAATCACAAATATCAAGCCCAGAACCTGCGCACATTCTGTTGTCTTTCTGATGGTTCATAAATTTTCCTAGTTATTTGTTTTAAATGAAATATCTAATAATTTTGATATCGCGTTGAATGCAGGTTCAGATAATTCTAATCCATCAATGTAAATAATTTTTTTTAATGGGTCTAACTCAACTTCACAGCTATTCGATGTTGCATAATTATTGCATTTACTGCATTCTCCTTTTTCCCATTGGATTATATCAAATTCTATTTTTCTGATTCTGAAGATAATGCTCATATTTTTCTCCTTATCAATCTTAAAATGCCTAACCATGTTAGGGATAAGAGCACGAAAGCTCCCATCCCTAGGAACAACGCCAAGGTAAAAAGATCAAATATATTTGTAATATGTGATAACATGTTATTTCTTCTTATTAGTCTTCTTTACTTTCTGTACTTTATTTACTTTCTTTGCTTTGTTTGCATTATTAACGCTTGTTATGGATTTCGCTATAAGCGCATATCCAATCCCAAACATTTCCATCAATTCTTTGTAAGTATGATTATCAGAAAGTTTTCTTATCAGAACGCTTCTCTTTCTAATTAGTTCGGCCATACCTGCTCTGTTTGCTTTTCGTAAATCTATTGTTACTAAAAACTCATTCTTCATTATTTTATCCTCATTTTATTATTAAATTAACCTTACCTTACGGTACCTAACTTTACATTGCATTACCTAACTTTACATTGCATTACTCAACACGACTTCAAAATAAAACAATCACCAGGGTTGATTATTATTGGAGGTTGTTGACTATCCTGAAGAGGAAACCAACCCTGGTAAAGAGGCGCCGGGCCTCTAAAGGGAATTTAGGTGGGGTTATTATTTTTATTATTCACCCCTAGCCCGGCATAAATCTTTTGAATGTGATCTAAAATCTTTTCAATCTTGCTCATAGAATTCATTATTAGTAATAAACCACACCCAGTCAGTAAAACAAGAAAAACTAAAACATGTTCAATTCTCATATTATTCTCCTATTCAACAAAACTTACATGACAATGAGGACAACCAGTTATTCTTTCGTCATAACTAGTCAAATCTTTCCCACAGTTCCAACACGTAGTCGGTCTTGGGCATGGATAATAATCATTTCTTTTTTGGAAGCTAATTAACCATTCCAGCTCTTCTGGTGTTAACTTGCCTTTGATTTGTTTTTGGAATAATTCAGTATAGTAAGATGTTTCCCATGCCTCATGTTGCTTGTTCATCATCTCTTCAATAAAGTTCATAAGTTTCCCCTTAGATTGTATTAATTAAGATTGATTGTCTTCGACATGCATTATTTTATTTAGCTTGCCTTCAGCGCTAAAATAAAAATTAATGTGATTGTGAATTAAAATATTGCCTCTTACAAAGTACTGCAGCTTTCTCTCAACAAATAGATCTCTAACTATATCAAAATCACTTCTTACCCAAATCTTGTTTTTATGCCAATGTGGTGACTTTGATTCATTCTCTACTTTCTGTCCTTCCGCTATATTGGCTTTGTATTTCTTTAGCCTGCTTATATATGTGTTCATTTACTTCCCCTTTAGATTCTTGTTGATTTAAGCTAGCTAATATGGGAGACTTACTTACTTCTTCTTTTGTTCTTCTTTTGTTCTTCTTCTTTTTCTTGTAAAATAAGCATATCAGCTAGCTTGATAAGCACTATATGACAAATAGACATATAAAGTCAATAGCGAAAATACTTATTTTTTTGTAGGAAAAATACTACATTTAGGTCATAAATATATGAGCATAGAAATGAACAAAATATCAGAAAACCTCGGGAAAATAGCTTCAGAACTCATCTCTATTCGACTCATATTCCAACACATCTTAACCACCATGGAACAGGCAATGAAAGAAGAAAATAATGTATCTCATTTGCCAAATGGGCATAATGACAAAAATCGAAAATAGGATTTATATGACAAAAATAATATATGAACCAAAAAAGAAAATGATAGCAGGTAAAAGCAAAACAATGCACTACATTGGTGGTAATCCAGAAGCAAGAAAACAGCTTAAATCACTGCAAAAAGTGTATAAAAAGACTAGTGCTCCTAAAGATTCAATCATCGTACAGAAGGGATTGCCGAAGAAACAACGGGAAGAGACTATAAAACATGAGGAAGAAGAGAGTGCTGCCATCAAATACAAGCATGAAAAGTATGCTAAAGCTCATAGAAGAGCGGAGCGTGATGAAGTCCTGCCAATGTCTAAGGTTAAAGCAAAAATAAGCAAAATGAGGAAGTCTAAATGAATTGTATAGAGAAAGTAGAGCAAATGGCTAATGATATAGATATACATGAAACGAAAATAGAAAGTCTTAGTTGTGGTTTATCGCGGGTAGAAGAGCAAATGTCTAATGACGTAGCTAGACATCAGGAGCATATCGATAACCTCAGCCATAACTTATCGCGATTATATTGCAAAGTAGATGGCTTAGAGAAAGTGTTATCTGCTAATGGTTGTATAGATGCATTAGAGTTAGCAGAACCTAAGGAAAAGGAACCTAAGCCTACTTTAGATTCTTGCATTGATAGGTTGAGAGTTTTATATACGCGCATGCCTAGAGCTCTGGCTCTCGAGATGCTCAATATTATTTATGATTTAGAACAGACTTAAACAAAAGGTTATCTCATTTAGAATTAATGTTTCACACAATAGAGGAGAACGATATGCCAGCAGTATCAAAAGCACAAAGAGAGGCAATGGCGATAGCAGAGCATCACCCAGAAAAGCTATCAAAGAAGAACAAAGGTTTGGCTAAGATGAGCAAGACTCAGTTAAAGCATTATACAAAGACTCCTGAGAAGGGATTGCCCAAGCATGTTAAGAGCAAGAAGAAATGACAGACTTTGAATATATTGTGAAGATATTCCATAAGATTACTATGAAAAAGCTTGTTCTTATATCAACGACAGGAAATGGAAGAACCTTGCTAGCGATTGATTTATATGGTGATCTTGAGCACACTAATTTGAAAGTATTTCTATTTGATGATAATGAGAATATTTTAAATCTTTCGTGTGTTCCAGTTAAGCTATTTAATGAAGGAAATTACCCAGGATGGAGCGGGTGGGATAAATGGGAGATTATTAATGAAGCTAGGCGATAAAGTAGATGGCAGTATGCATTTCTTGGAGAAGGTAAATGAGGAATTACGATAGGTTCTGGGCAATATTCAATCCTAAACGAACTGATGACTTGCAGAATGGTGCTCAGAACAATATTGGACAGAAGATTGAATTTATGGTGGAGAATATTATTGAAGATGGTGAATATAAAGGTCAGTATAGATGTTCGCCAACTTTAAAATACATCAGCAACCATCCTGGAGAAATTAAATTTAACTGGGTTCCAGAATGCGATTTGGACATATGCGAATGGGTATATAGAGGAGAAGAAGAGAAATGAGTGATTCGAAATTTATAACTGGCAATAAAGAATGGTTTGAGGCAGATGTAGTTGGAGCTTATCTTGAGGAGCATCCTTGGTATGCGTGCCCTAACTGCCGTCGGCTTGTTAAATCATTAAAAATAGTACGTATTGCATATGGTCCCTTTTATAATGTGATAGATATTAATGGGGATAAAGTAACTCATCAGGTGACTTGGGGTTGCAAGCACTGCATGGGCGTTAATGAGGGCAAGTAGTTCAATGCTTAGAACCATCCAACCATAGAGTATATACTATAAGGGGCGGCTAGCATGCTAGATTTTAAGTGTTCGAGGCTTAACTAGGCTAAGATATAGGATGTTACAATACTTTATGCGGAGAAACCTTAAACGGAGACGGTTGGATTCCGTCCTTGCCCACCTATTATGAAGAAATGAAATGAATATATTTGCAAAGGAGAAGATTAATGAAGAAGGCGAAGCAGAGTAAAGATTTAGCGCGTGGTGCTAAGATAGAAATGGAGCACACAAAGAGCAAGAAGGCAGCCAAGAAGATTGCTAAGACTCATCTTAAAGAATCTCCATTGTACTATGATGAGAAGGTGGGCTTACCAGCTATGGAACGCAAGCTAAAGAAGATGAAAGGTGGATGCTCCAAGTGTGGGAAAGCTAAATGCAAATGCGGAGAATAAACAATGAGCATATTCGATGATATTGGTAGTTTTGTATCAGACATAACAAAGAAGGCAGTTGATGCTGTAGTAGATGCAGGAACAAAGGTTGTTGATACTGTAGATTCTCAGAAAGACAACATTGCACATACTGTTGTAGATGTAAACGACAAGATCAAAGATGGTATTGATACTGCAGTAAACACTGTTACTGATAACTCGTCGCAGGAAAAGAAATAATGACTCCTAAAGAAATAGAACGTCTTATCAATAAATTGCTGAAGAAGAAAATTCCTCAGCACTTCATCCGAGTAAATGCAAGAATTGATAGGAGAATGGCAATAAGAGATGCCGAACATAAGTTTTCTTTAAGAGATGAAAAAATTGATAAATGTATTTCAATCATACCAGATCATAAATTTATATTTGGTCAGTTAACCCGCATATCAAAACTTGTTCAAACCGGATATAAATATCGCAAATTGATGAGTACTTATAAAACATGTCCTAAATGTTCTGGCATGGGTCAATTTTCTAATGGTCAATGCATATCAGAATGTGACATGTGCAGTGGATATGGTGTAATTAAAGTGGAGAAGAAATAATGCTGCAATTAATATTAAAAATATTGTTTTGTTTGGGTTTTGGCGTTTTTCTTATGGCAATCTTTATAATAGGTATCATTTCTATAAAAATGTTATTGAGCGATATGTTTCCGAGCAGGAAGGAGAAATAAGGAGAATAAATAATGTTTATATACATCATAATTGGCTTGCTAGTCATACACAAAATAGTTTGCTTAACAATGGGGTGCTAAATGAAAATATGCGATAAATGCAAAGGTCATGGGCAAATACATGACATGGTAAATCATTCTGTATGTACAGTCTGTGATGGTACAGGATATGAGAAATACTTCGAAGAAATGGCAGAGAAACCAGCAGAATTGATTACTCAAGATGATATTAATTGGGAGACTGGAGAGGTCAAGAAAGAGATCGTGGTAGAACCTATTGAGCCTTTGCCTGCTATGTCTCTAGAAGAACAAGAGAAAGAGGATGCAATATCTAAGCAGACGAGTGATATAAATAGCAGAATGGAGTTAATTAATGAGCGATCAAAAGTTAGAGCAAGCAAGTTATACGACAAGAGAGCTGCAGATCAACGCACTAGGCGTTTTAGAACCAAAAAGGTGCGTCTTGCCGAATCAAACGGAATTGGGAAAGCTCAAGATTCAACTGCTGGATAGATTAGAACTGCATCGTGGTAATATTGGTATAGCATGCAAAGAATGCAAGGTTGCCCGTAACCTATTCATGCGCTTTGTTGAGCTTGACCCTGCATTTAAGGCTAGAGTAGAGGATATTAGAGAGGAGATAATAGATCTAGAAGAATCTATGGTTCTAGAACATATCTTTGAAGGCAAGAGCGAGACTATGTTGCGCTGGCATCTAGAGCAACAGGCTAAAGATCGTGGATATGGTAAGGCTGGAGAAGTATCAACAACAACCAACAATGTTCTAGTCCAGCTTGTGACTGGAGCTCTAGAGATCTATCAGCATGTAATCGAGGATAAAGGATGATTACAGCTGAACAAGGACAAAACTTACATCGTATAAAAGAGCAATTAATTTCCTCTACCTTGTTCTTCACTCAGTATTTCTATAAAGCACGCACTGGTAAAGACTTCATTCTATCCCATCCTCCCGGGCGATTAAGCCATCAGTTAATCATTAATGATGAATTGTTATTGGTAGAAAAGGGGAAGACTAAAAACCTAATACTTAATACTCCTGGCAGATCTGGTAAGACTGAAATCATATGTCACTGGATTGCTAGAATGTTTGCAATATTCCCCAAGTCTAGCTGGTTATATATTTCTGTAACTCATAACTTAGCCACTGATGCTACTATCATTATCCGAGATATTATTCGTAATCCATACTACAAGTTTTTCTTTGGGGTAGAGCTTAGAGAAGATAGTCAAAGCAAGCACAGATTCACCACTACAGCAGGAGGGTCAATTGAGGCTATTGGTGCGGGTGGGACAATTACAGGAAAGGGTGCTGGTATAATGGGCTCCAAGACATTTGGTGGAGCAATTGTTATCGATGACATCATGAACCCTGAAGATGCTCTTAGTGATGTTGTTAGATCTGGCATGAATAGATGGTACATGTCTAGTATATACGATCGCGTAAATAGCATTAATACTCCTAGATTATATATTGGTCACAGGCTTCATGAAGATGATTTATCAGGTAATCTATCAAAGATGCCTGACTGGAAGACTGTTACTATTCCGGCATTAGACATTCATGGCAATTCATTCTTTCCAGAAAAAATACCAAAAGAAGAATTATTAACTATTAAGGGATTGGATCCATACATCTTTGCTGCTAAGTATCAGCAGAACCCCTCGCCTCCTGGAGGTATCTTATTTAAGGAAGAGGATTTTCCTTTGTTTGATAAAGAACCTGAGATAGAATCTACATTTATAACAGCTGATACGGCTGAAACAGATAAGACTTTTAATGATGCAACGGTTTTCAGCTTCTGGGGAGTGTATCGGGTATCAAACCAATATATACCGACAAACATTTACGCATTACATTGGATAAGCTGCGTAGAATTGCGTGTTGAACCCGCCTACTTGGAAGCTGAATTTATGCAATTCTGGGCATCTTGTATGACCCATAGAGTTAAGCCTGAATTTGCTGCTATTGAAAAGAAATCTACAGGTACAACACTTCTTTCTATACTCAAACACATGCAGGGTATTAAAGTTCTAGAGATTGATAGAAACGTAGCTGCGGGTTCCAAATCAGCAAGATTCCTCTCTATGCAACCATATATATCACAACATTTAGTATCATTACCTAGATATGGTAAGCATACATATCGTTGTTTAGAACATATGAAGAAGATCACTCCTAATGGAATGCAGAGGTTTGATGATATAGCAGATACTTGTTATGACGCTATTAAGTTAGCATTGATTGATAAGACTGTTATCAAATCTATGATTAATCAAGCTCCAATCAAAACAATGATCAAAGATTTATCCTTGCATTATGATGAGATAGGCAAGCTTAAACAATCCCGCTCCTGGTAGTTATTTTATTTTCTTCTGTACAGGTTGCGGTTTGGTAGCGATATATCTCTTAAGTTCGTGATCTTTATGTTTGAGTGCAACATCATGATGGTCGACAAAGTGCTGATGCTCCATTTTTTGGACTTCAACAGCCATATTAACTGCACTTCGTAAGTTCTCAGACTGGTGCTTATCTAGTTGTACTTCCATGTTAGCATGAACTTCTTTTTCTTTGAGTTTAAGCTCACGAGCGGTGTTAGCTATCTTCTCAGCCTCCAGCATAACTTTGGCAGAACCTAGTTCACTATCAACTTCATCTTTCTTCATCTTGCGTTGTAGTTCTAGCATTTCTGGGCTAGGTTGTTTCTGTTGTTGAGCCATCATTAATTTCTGTGCAAAGCGATCGGCTATATCTTTGAACCTATCAATACCACGCATTTCAACGTTATCTAGGATAACATTTAGGCATTCTGGCTCAGTTTGTAGCATCTGTTGAAGCAATGGAAATGTTTGACCTAAGGCTAAGATTTGTTGTAATGCACGATGTTTTTGTACAGCAAAGCTTACTCCGGCTGATACAGTAACGTTAAGTTTAACATTCTTAATCATATCCGGATGGAAGTTATAATTCTGTCCTTTGCCTGCCTTATCTATACCTGGAACAATTCTTTCATCAGTCCAATACTTTGGAATTAGATCTAAGTTTATCTGGGCGACACGGCTATAGCCATTCATGTAACCTACAACATACGGCATAGCAGCAGCATTGGATTGGGTTGCTGCCTCAACAACGGCAACCCCAGAGAGCTGATTATCATTGATCCCCAAACTTGCATCATATGATCCTAAAATCATCTGAGATGTTTGATCAGCCACGCTAAATGCTGTTGATACTTCTGGGGGAGCAGGAACTCTAGCAATTTCTTGTGGCGGGTTCAAAGGTACATTAGGATCATCATTTTTATACTGATTGTAGATCAAGAGAGTTGATTGCTGTACATCGCGATACTGTTCTTTATAAGCATCAGGGATGCCTTCCTTAGGAACTTTATATTTGTGCTGTACCATGTTCTCTAGTTCGTTGGCTAAAGTCTGGCCGGCAAAGTTCTTAAGTCGTTGCACACCCATTGCGTGGTAGATATATGGTCGGCAAACTTGTTGTACTTGACCATTCTCTGATTCGCGACAGATGACGGAATTGCCATCGATAAAGACAAGAGGGAAATAAGCAAAATCTGTTTCAACATATTCAATTACCTCCGATTCAATGATTTTATATCGGCAGATAGTGGTTACTTTTGTCTCCCTTTCTTCAACTATAATGGGAGGTTGCAATAAGCTTCCAGCTACCTGGCTATCTTGCATCATTTTTTCATATTCATCCTTATACATCGTTTGTCCATCAGATAATTTACATAATTTCTTGCTTTTGTTCTTTTTCTCGTAATATTCAACTAATAAAAGTATTTCTTCTTCTTGCGCTTTATATGACCAGTTAAAACTACCTATTTCTGCCCCACCTTTCTTCCCAAAAGGGGAAGAATGGTTGAATTTCAGATCATCCAAGCTTAATTCCGGATATTCTTGCTCCATATCTTGCTTGCTTTTTGGTACAATCTTGAAACAATATCGACCATCTCCCTTGTGTGAGAAACGTGCCAATGGGTCAAAACCACACATGCAAGGATCATATGCTCGATTGTTTTTTATGATTTGTTGCATAGATTTATCGTTTAGATAATCGGTGGTTACTTCCATTACGCTAAATCCGCCGGTCAAGAGGTCGGTATAGACTTCCCAAGCTACATTATCGTTCTTAGCCTGAGACTCTATATGCCTTAAATGGCCTTCGATCATTTCAAGGACTGATTGATCAACTTTAGAGCCATATTCGCCTTTTACATCAAATGATGGTTCTTGTTTGCTAAATTCGCCTCTTAGACGCGATACATATGCTTCGAGAATATTAAATTCTATTACAGGTTTTTTGAGCTTTCTTAGGATTTTTACATCGGTATCGTCTAGGGAGCTAACATGTACGAAGCGCTTGCAAGCATTGAATCTTTCGTAATTCTTCCTAAAGTAATCATAGCCAGTCTGTATATTATCTTTGATTCTTTTTAGCTCTTTCTGCCTTTTATTATCTACATCTTTGTATGACCGTGCCATTTGAACGCTCCTAAATTGTTCCACGTTTGACAATCATGATATTTTCTTGTTTATGAACATATTTATGACAACTTCTACAAACCCATTGCACATCTAATGGATTGGTATAGTTGTAATAAGGATGATGTCCAACTAAATAGTTTTTTTCTCCGCATATCGAGCATTTATCCGGTTTAACAATAATTCCAACCTTTATCTTTCTGCTAAGAAACATATGCGCTTTTGCTGATGTAGGATGCTTTGCTTCCCATTTTCTAGAATATTCTTTGTCTATTCCCGGGCGCTCAATCCTTAATTGTTTCGAATAATTGTTTCTGCATTCCTTGCAATAACTGCCAAGCCCATTCTTTCTATTTTTATTTTTACTAAATAGAGCTTCTTCTTTGTCTTCTTTGCATTTTGGGCATGTTTTCATATTTATCGTATGTTTTGTAAATAAAATCCTATAAATTTAATTGACAATATCCTACATATTAACTAAGCTTATTTCCAGTAATTTTTATTACTGGTAATAACTATCTACCACGCAGGCCAGGTTATGGCTGCCGAATCTCATGCGTTAGTTGAGCTTTACCCGACCGGTTACAGTCAAAAGAGGAGTTGCAATGGCAGACGAAATCAATATAGGCGCTGAAAATTCAGCCCCAGTTGTTAACGCGGAAAATACAGGTGAAACAGTACAGCAGCATGAGAGCGGAGAAGGTCAGACAGCAAATGCTTCTGAACCTACAGAAGCTCCCAAGGTAGAAGACTCAACGGAAGTTAAAGAAAGTAGTGAAGGACAAGCTCCAAAAACTTATACAAAGGACGAGCTAGCTAAGATAGCTAACGCGAGATCTAAAGACTCCTTTAGTAAGGGCTTAGAAGAAGGTTACGAAAAAGCCAAGAAAGAGGCAGCAATGTACTCGCAGATGGCTACTAACGAAACTGATCCAATGCGTAAGGCGGTTAGAGAGGAACTCGCTAGAGTTCATCAAGAAGCCGTGATCACTACTGGAGCAACTGCTTTTGGTCAGAAACTTAATGAAGCTGCAACTAACGATCCTAAATTTATCGAGATAGTAAAAGACTTAGATTTAATGCAAATGCGTACAGATGTGGCAGCTGAAGTATTTAATTCAGTAGATAATGTGGTAGATGTTCTAAAAGACTTAGGTACTAGAGCACCACATGAATATGCCAATATTATACGTACAGCTGAGGAAGGCAGATTAAACTTGGCAAAGTCAATGTTAAGAGCTGCTTCCGAAAGAATTAAAACTAATGCTGTTGCGCTCGAGAAACCCGTAGCCCGACAACCGTTAACGCCAACTCAACCCTCGCCAATAAAAGGTTCGAGTGATGGCATTCCGTCGG